TTTCAACACCATTTTTATCTTTATTTTCATTATCATTTATATTTTCATTTTCATTTTCATTTTCAGAACGTATTACGTTCGTATTACGTTCGTATTCACTATTATTTGATGTTGTTTTCTTGGTTTTATTCCATCTACTTTTCACTGATTCTGCGGCTTTCAGGCTTTTATCTCTGCGTTTTTGTGCCTCAATTTCAAGACGCTCATTGTAACTGCCACGTTCATCGTGTTTGAATTTTTGAAACACAACATTGCCATTTGTAATCGATTCGCATTGCGTTCGTAATACGTTCGTATCAATCCTGCCACCATGCTGATGTTGAGCGCATAGCATACGGATATACAAACCTATCTGTTCATTCGTCATAAACATTGTTCCAGTCAGGAAGTCAGAACTATAAAAAAGAAATGCTGGGTCTTTTGACATAAAAAAAGAAACCCAATGGCTTCAGGTACGCAGTTCCGTCCACCACTGGGTTTGGTTAAATGTTTAACCGATATTTTGCATGATGCTGCGTTCATCATATTACTGCAAATATAATTAAATTAATATCTTTTCAAAAGATTCAATGGGAAAAATAACTCTTGACTTTAAACCTTTTGTTTTAAATTTCTTACCCTCCATTAACTTTAAAATGGATTGAAAATAAAAGCAGTTGTCCGAAAGACAATTAACAATCAAATAAGGAATACATTTCGTTGCCTTGTAAAAATCAATCCTTGCTTCAATTTGCCATTCGGGTAATCCATGCCCATCAAAGGGTGGTGAAAGATATTTTTCTTGGGTTTTAATTTCTCCAACACACCATCTTTGTTTTGTTGAAGAATAAAAAACAATATCCACCTGCATGAATTTTACATTTTTTGATTTAAAAAAGTTTCTTACTTTTTCTTCACCTTCAAGTCCAATTTTTATTTTATCCAAATTGTCTGAAAAAAAACTCATATTCTTGATTTTATAAGGTTGTAATATTCTTCATTGATTTCTATTCCTGTGGCAAAACGATTAAGATTTTTTGCAGCAAGCAAGGTACTTCCACCTCCAGCAAATGGATCAAGAATATGGTCGTTTTCATTTGTGCTTTTCTTTATTAAATATTCAATTATCTCTAAAGGCTTTTCCGTTGGATGTATATTTTTTGAAGGATCAATGCGTTGAAAATTTAAAACATCCCTATCCCTTGTTCCGTTAAGTTTCCTGAACTCCTTTTTATATCCGAAATAAATAACATCATAAGACCTGCCATAAGTTTGCAAGTCACCCATTCCAATAACTTGCCTATCCCAAATCAATATATTTTTAATGGTTAAAAAGTTTTCAATTATCGTTATGATTTCCGGCAGGTAATCAATGTTCCCGAAAATATAAAAGTGTGCATCATCTTTTAATAAGGGAATGCTGTTCTCCAAAACATCAAATAAAATTTTTTTGGTTTCTTGTAATTTATCATTTTCAATTTTATCTTTTTTGTTCCATCCGCTTTTAAAATCCATTCCATAAGGCGGATCTGTTAAAAGCAAATCAAACTTATTTTTTTCAAGTTTTTGCAACTCCGTTACACTATCCCCAAATATTATTTGTTGGTTTAAATTGGCAGGCTTTATTTCTTGGTTAAATGCTTTTTTTTGTTCTTCAAAGTTTTTCTTCTTTTCTTCTTTCTTTATTTCCTGATATGCCTGATTGATACTTACCTCACCAGTTTCAAGTTTTGCTTTTACTTCAGGTGCTGCTTTTTGCTGAATTGTTTTTACTTTGGCAATGGTATCGTGTGAAACGTTGGCAACTTTGGCAAGTTCTTTTCGTGTTTCAAATTTTTGTTCGGCAGAAATCTGCGGAACAAAATCTGGTTTTCTTATTTGATTTTCCTTCGCCTTTTCTTTGAAAACATTTTCCAACTCCAACGCTAATACACTTCTTTGATAATTACTCAAATTCCTTCGACCAAATTGGTTGTTTATCATCCATTCCTTTACATCGTTTTCATTTTCAAAATATTTTTCTTCAGTATTAAATTTAAGATTATGCTTTTGCGATATCTCGTACCTGTTATGTCCATCAATGATAAAACCATCCCAAGTTAGAATGGCATCACGGATTCCATCTGAAATACAATTTGCTTCAAGTTGCGAATATTCATCCGCAGTAAGTGGTGGAATTAATTTTTTGAATTCTTCTTTAATTTTCATGTTTTATTTTTTTTAATAAAAAACCCCTGATATTGCAGTAGCCACCGCCAAGCGGCATTCAACAACAAAAGGGGATTTTGAGTTTGGTATCTTAATACTGGCGGTCATTTACTGTAAATATAACTTTTATTTATTTTTCAGTTCAAAATAATACTTACGTAAATTCTTGTCTATACTGCCAAGAACTATACCCTCACGCTGTAGCTTCATCATGTATTGAAACATATTGTAAGCGTCATCAAATCCGAACACGCAGTAATCGTCTGAATATAACTTGCCGCCGCACTTCAGGTACTGCATCACTATCCTGTCACGATACTTGTCACGTTCTTCATTGCCTTGTAAGGTTGTCAATGTGAGTTATTTCTTTATTATCCTTTCAATATGATGCACCAGTGACTTGTACACCGCTTCCTGCGCTCCGATGCGCTGACCAAGACTAACCGCATAATCCTGCAACTCACGTACATCATCGCTTACATAGTAACCCTTACCATTTGCGCAAATGTTCGCCATCCCGTTCAGCCGCAGGTGGTTGATTATCTTCCGAAGTCGTACATCAGTCAATCTTATGTCGGGGTACTTCTCATTCAGCGTGTCACAGATGTAACTTGATGAAGCAGGGTTGTGCTTCGTTTTCTTCGATAGCCCCTGCGCTACAATACGTGCAAGGGCTAATTCATCATCATTTAGCTTTTCGGTCTGTTTCTCGAATCCTTTTATCATACAATATCATTTTCGGGGTAATAGTAATCAACATCATTCAGCATACGCCTGATGCTTGCTGCTTGCTGTGGATAGATAGGACTGCCGTGACAATACTCGCAGTCTGTATCGATGCAGTCACACATCGGGCAGGCTTCCATCTCGATGTTGTGCTGTTCTTCAATGTAGTCTAACTGGTCTTTCATAAGGTGTCGTTTAAGATGTTCACGTTAGTTAATATCCACTTGCTCGCTTCTGCAATGCGCTCCTTTATCAATTCGATATGTCCATCAATAGGCTCAATCGGTACAACGTGCAACTGCAATCGCTCCAGTGCCATACGTGGGTCGAATGATATGAAGTAGCCGATGCGTGTTTCTGTGAATAACATATTGGCGATCATCTGCCAGTAATATTCGGGTGCGATGTCAAACAATGAAGCTGCATCTGTAATCAGCAAGTGCCGCACGTGTTCTGTTGAGTTGTAGGGGCATTTGATTTCAATGATGCCATTGTCGCCTGTTGCTGCCGTGAATACGCCATCAGGACTGCCACCGCAGTATTGGTTGTACTCAAAGAACTTCGGATTCATTATGCCGTAGTATTGCAGGTTAAGGTGTGGGTGTTTCTGTTGGAATGCCGCCGCCGCATCTGATTCGTGTGCGTTGCCCCAGTCCATCGCATCCGTGTTCATCCTGCCGCCGTTGTTCGGTTCGAGTGTCAATATCTCGGCTATCTTTGATAGCATATAGGTTTCAGCCAGTTGCCCGAAGTAGGCATCCTTGTTCCTGCCCTTACCCATTATCTTTTGTATTTCAGATGCAGTAATCTTTCCGCACCTGTCCATTATCCAGTCGTTATAGTTGCTCATAGTTCTGTGTATGTTGGTTTAAGAATTTTGAAGCCTAATGATTTTAATTTGTTAATCGCTTCTTCTTGCGTGCGTGCAAATACATTATATTGATTAGCATTTGGATTCTCTATTTTTTTATCAATAGCACTGAATAAGGTTCTTTCAGTTTCTGCATTGCATAAGTTCATAAACGTATTAAATGATTTTCGGCTGAATCGGCTGTATGTGTCCTTGCGTATCAGGTTAAAATATATCGTTGTTGAATATCCAGCACGCCTTGCTAATTCTGATTTGCTTAAATTATTTTTCACTCGATACTGCTCAATGATGTCGAGTATCTGCTCGTGTGTCAGATTAGTGAATGTGTAGTTGTTGTTGCTCATAGTTTTGGTTTGTGTTTTTTGTGATTGATTTTGTTGATTCTGATTTCTGTTTTGTTCAATGATTTGATTGACTTGCTGCGACTGATTACATACACACCACGACGTATCCGATTCGCATATCCTGCCTTGCGCATTATCGTCGCAATAGACCTCGTGATGCTGTGCTTCGCTGCCAGATGTTGTATCTCGGTTGCAGATATTGGATTGCGCTTCTTGTGTAGTTCTGCAATGAACTTCGTTAGCTTCTTGCTATCCATTGTCTGATGTGTTGTTGTTTAACTTGTTCAACTTCATTCTGAACTGCTCGGCTTTGTTCTGTAATACAGGCGCAATGTCGATGGTGTCTTTTCTGTTGATGTCCTTGCCGAATATCCTGCCCAGTTTCTCTGCTGCATCTTTGAGTGCGTAGCTTTCGGCAGCAGGCGCAGCCATCTGAACCGCCGATGTGTTCACCTGCGTGAAGTCAGTCGCTGCAGAACCCTTTGCAGTCTGTATAGGACTTGCACCGATGCCATCCTGCCAATCCCACTGCGATGTTATTGGGTCAAGAATATGAAGCCTGCCAATGACCACGATGCTATTAGCCATTATCTGTGCGCTCTTAATCTCGAACCGCCACGACTGATATATTGCAGTCAGCAGATACTCAACCTTGTCAATCGGGATGTAATTCGTGTTGTTAGCGAACTTGTTCTGCTTAATCCATTCAGGCTTCGGTGGTTGATTCAGTAAGGTAAGCAGGTCGTTCTTCTTTGCTGCCGCTTCGGGGTCAGCATACAAGTCGGGTAATGATGGAAGTTTTTGATTTTGTTTCATTGTTTTTGGATTTGTGCAAAGTTAACTTTTATTTTGTTTGGTGTTTACATTCGTATTAACAAATGATTGCTTGATGTCCTTTATCTGCTGCATCTTGCTTTCAATCTGCATACGCCTGCATTCTTCATAGATGTACTTCATCCAGTCGTTGAAGTTCGGCTGCTCGGTTGGTTTGGTTATCTTATTGCTCATAGTACTTGTTGATTGTCTTGATTAGAATATCCTGTGCTTCGCCTTTGAACGCCTTGATGATGGTCGGTCGGCTGATGCCTGTCTTCTTAGCGATGATGCCGTAGTCACCGTGCCTGTACTTTAGCTTCCACTGGTTAAGTGTGCGTGCAGGAACTTGTTCTATCCTCGTGTGCTTGCTTAGTTTAATCTTCATAGGTCTTGATTAAAATGGTTATCGGTTTAGATGGATTGCGATGGTCATAAATAACTTCATCGAACCAGTTCTGCATCTCTTGTTCTGTCATTGATTCCCTTGCAGGTTTGATTTCAATCATTGTGTCGTTTGCGTATATCTTCAAGAAATAGGCATCACGAATACCTGCTGCGGTTGCACGTTCTTTAATTAGTTTGTAGGTCATGGTTAGTTTAAGATTTTAATGATGATGTGAATTGCGAAGTAGGAAGCGGATATCGCCAGTACGACATACGCTGCGGTGTTTGATTGTTTTTTCATAGGGTTGCTTTGTTTATTGCTTTCAATACCATATTATAGTCAGATTTCTTGCAAGGTAATTGTTCAAGCGATATGCTAATCTTGATTAGTGCTTCAAGCATTTCAGGTGCTGCTGCTATCAGCTTTGCATTTGCTAATGATTCATCCTTGCTGATTCTAACTTCATCCATTTTACGACCATTGCCAAGTACGTTGTCGTGCCATTCAGTTTCAAAATGACATGATGCTATACGTAGCCGCTTGCCTTGTTTATCACGTTTACCAGTCTTGCTTACAATTCCGTAACCATACAGACCTTTTGGGTCTGTTACTTCCCACTCGCCCTGCGTGTGAGTTGATTTTGTTTTTTGTGCTTGTTTCATTGTGTTTTGGTTTAGTTGTTAATTGATAACTTGTATTTCGTTCCGCAATAGTTCCAAGAATCGCTGCTTATTTCATTGTAAGCATAGCCTATTCTCTTTAAGAATTTTAATGCAGCTGTTGCGCTCTTGTATTCTTTTACAACTTTGTAATCAGATGTGTTGTAAGTGCCGATTGTGATTAAGATTTTCATTTTGTTTTGTTTGGTTTAGTTGTTAAAAAAATGCAGTTGTTAGGATGCTGCTCCCCTTTGGTTGGTTTAGTATTTTCTTATTTTAATTCGTCTATCGTATTCACCATTTACATACACTGCATATACTTTGTAGTTATAACAAATAAAATTTTCTATCTCAACTAATTGTTCATTTTTAGCAAAAGAATAAAATTCTAAAACGTTGTTTGTGTTGTTTTCGTTTTGTTTGTTTGTTGTTGTGTTAGTTACTTGTTTCATTTTGTTTTGGTTTTGTTGTTAATTGATATTGCAAATATAAATACAAATAACAATACCAAGCAAGTATTTTGCAGATTATTTTTTAAATTACTGCATAACTGATTGATTTACAAGGAAATAAAATTTAATAAAAAAGCCTGCATTCATCGTGCAGGCTCTAAAACAAATAATGAAACAAAACACGGAACTCGCCAACCGTGCAATCCGTTGCTAATATAGCTAATTCTTATCTTCAGGCAGCTTCTCTGTAACTACCTGCACCACCACGTATGCGAATATCATCACGCCCAGCATCATCAACCCGAACTCAATATCATTCATCGCTTCATCAGTTCTTTGATTGCTTCATCCTTGTGCTTGCTGCTGTTGCTGCTCCCGAAGTAATATGATAGCACCATGCCGACATACGATGTCAATGCACCTAACACATAGATAAGTATGTCCTTTTCAACCGTTGTGATGCCTTTGAACATTATCAGATAGAACAATGCAAACGTAAGCCCGACGATAACCAATGCAAGCACAGGCGACACAATCTTATTCAGCAGCGGTGCTGCTTCGCTCGTCGCTATATCTGATTCACGCTTACGTGCATCTGCAAGGTCTTGCATATCAAGTTCAAGCAGTCGCATCATCTCTGCCTTGTCCTGCTCGGTTAGCGTTTCATCCTTACTGATTAGATTTTTAACCACACCAAGTACACCCTTGTCAGGCAGTACGTCACCCACTGCATCCAGTATCTTAGGGGCTTTGTCATTGATGAACTTGCCGACCTTAGTTTCTTTGAACTTCTTTTTATCCTTTTCTCCAGTCGCCATCGCTCACCTCTGTAATGTAGTTTTTGCCGAAAAACTGAATGGCTATCGTTGCACCTATGGTGACGAAGTTCACCACCTCAACAGGTACAAGAGCAGATGAATTGACAAGTGCCGCCGCATTAAGTATGATGTTTGCAAGCACGACAATCCATTGCGCATAAGACCAACCCTCAGCAACCCACTTGCCCGACATCGTGTAGGCGTTGTTCAAGAATACGGTGATGCCTGCAATTATCACCCCGAACCACGCTGCAAGCGTTGGTGATGCAATCGCTGAATAACTCGTTAATGTAAGTACTACAAGTGAGAGTACATTGAATAAGATGGTTTTTTTCATTTGTTTAGGTTTTAATTATTTTGAAATATTGTTGCCTGTTTCCTGTCTGCTTGTATGATATGTGTATCCAGTCAGGTCCATTGATGTTGCCATATTCCCATATCAGTTGGTCAAATATTAAGTTCGTGCGCATCCATTCATATAGCCGTGCATTCTCGGCGTTGTCTTTCGTGTCGATGTCAATCGCTTCACCTTTCATGTGCTGTGAATTGGTCGAACCACCTACTTGCAGGTTCAATTTGAATGAGCGATAAAATGAATTTATGTGTATCGGCTTGCCGTACCACTCCCTTGCAGGCTCGAAGCACCTTTCAGCGACTAACCGCATTGCAGCAAGTATCGTGTCGTCGGGATGGTTCGTGATGCCATAGCGCAACGCTGTCGGGCTGTGTGTCGCTTCCTTGTACGATATGTGCCTACTTATCCTTTCCATCGTTCATTGCCTGTTGAAGCAACAAATGCTTTATTTCTTTAATGTCGGTCTTAATTTCTTTCATCTCGTCCCTCAACTCCTGCTTGTCTGCTGACCGCTGTTGCTTGATGTTCTCTACTTC